CAGTTTAGATTCAAGTGGTGCCACATCCAGCCATGAGCTCCGGCCGTGATGGATATATTTGGCCATAAAAAAGCCGCCTGAGAAACCCAAGCGGCTTTGAAATTCTCAGCAATGTGATGCCGGGTTATTCTTCCTCACCACCACCTTTTGCCAATAGATTATCAACAGCCGCATCCTCAGCCGCCTTGGCATCAGCCTCAGCCTTGGCTTTGGCTTGGGCATCAGCCTCAGCCTTGGCTTTGGTATCAGCTTTTTTGCGTGATGCTTTTTTGGCTTTGGCTTTGGCCTCAGCCTCTTTTTTGAATTTTGCACGTTTCGCTTTCAACTCATCCCCGGCATTAGGGTGTTCACCCATCTCTTTGCTAGGGCTTACCAGAGTGACAAAACCACCGGCCGCAAGATATGAGGGTGATGGGTGATCATATTCATCACCGGGCTTTTTCTCTTGTTTTTTTCCGTAGCCATTACGGTGCTTACGTTTGGTTTTTACTAAGGCCATCAATTTATCCTCTTGGCGGTTATATCAATGCTTTTATTTAAACCATATGGGACCACACTGACTATATCCCAAATGGCCGGTTCATTCTTGATGCGTAACTGATCTTTAGGCGCAATGGTGCGAGTTTTGGTGGTGCTGTCAATTCGGAATGTGGCGGTGAGTGCTGAGGCCTCTTGGCCCGCCACACGGCGCTCATTGGCGGTGCCATAATTCACATCAGCCCAAGCCTCAGCCACTTTTACAGGATTACCTTTTGAGCGGCCGCCCATTGCGTTCTCAACAACAGCAAGCCGCTCAATGATGATGTGACGATCTTTTTTGCCAGAGCGGTGCATCAGGCCTCACTTGGCAATTCATTAATCATGAGCCGCGCGTTGAAAATCAAATTTTGCACCGCGCATTCTGCTTTCTCAGTATGATCACCACCATCCCGATCCATCCAATAACCACCCACCAAAAGCCGGATGCCCTGCAAGAGCGTAGGATCAACCTCAATGGCATCACCATCCTCAGGATAGGTGAGAGTGAGGCCGGTCATGGCCTCAACTCTTGCGCGGGCTGAGCTTATATAGTCACCAATCACCTCATCTTGATCACTATCATCAAGCACCCTCAGGTGCTTTTTCATGCGTTCAACGGTGATTGGTTCAATGAGGCTCATTGATTATGCGCCTTTATTGTTTTGAGCGGCATCACGCTTACGCTCAGCCTCAGCCTCAGCCGCTTCACGCTCAGCCTCAGCCTTGGCCTCAGCCGCTTCACGCTCAGCCTCAGCCTTGGCCTCAGCAGCTTCACGCTCAGCCTCAGCCTTAGCCTCAGCCGCTTCACGCTCAGCCTCAGCCTTGGCATCCGCCGCCTCTTTGGCTTTGGCGTCAGCCGCGGCTTTTTCAGCTCGCTCACGCTCAGCCAATTCACGCTTGGCCTTTTCAGCTTCCTCAGCCTTTTTGGCTTGAGCCTCAGCCTTGGCATCAGCCTTAGCTTTGGCATCCGCGGCCGCCTTAGATTTTTTATCCGCCTCAGCCTTGGCTTTGACTTCCTCTTTGGCTTTGGCCTCAGCCGCTTTGGTGCGTTTATCATGAGCCTTTTGAGCCGCGGCTTGCTCTTTGTCTTTTTTGACCTTTGCGGCCTTTGCCGCCTTTTGATGAGCAGCTTGTTCTTTTTTAAGCCGGGCTTTATTGGCGGCATCATCGCCATCCCGCTTGGCTTGTAATTCATCCGCGGCCTGTTTGGTTTTGGCATCAATTTGCGCCCGGCGCTCTTTGTGCGCTTTCTCAGCCTCAAGAGGGCTGGCCACGGCAAGCTCAGCCGCTTCCTCAGGTGTGCCGCGGAAAAGCTTGCCAAAACCGGCATCCATTAGCCTATCAGCTTCCTCATCCTCAAAACCCACCACCGCGCCAACCGCAATGGTAGAAACCGCAGAAACTAACGCTTGCGTCATTGTTAAATACTTCATTTTTTATTCCTCAAAAATTACAAAAAAAGGGATGGCACAATGCCATCCCCGGTGTTTTTAGTTTCCGTGCCCGGCCGGGTATTAGGCGCGGATTTCCATGCGCTTGATTGCACGGGCATCAATCACCCGGCCATCAAACCGCACGATTGCCGCAAGGCCAAGGTTAGGCCAGAATTTCTCACGGGCGGTGCCAATCACAATGTTGCCAACTTTGCGCACAATATATTTTTTCATGTCACCAAAGATAACAGGGGATGTGCCCGCGGCAACATCCGCAAGATCAGGGTTGATGCTGATGCCATAACCCAACAACGTTTCAGGGGTGCCGGTTTGAATGTTGCGCGCCTGCCAAATATAATTGCCATTTGCATCTTTAAACTTACGCACGGTTTTTAACGTGGTGTCATTCATTTGCCAACGTGTAGTTGGGCGGCGGCGATAAACGCCATTCACTGAATGCTCCATGTCAAGTAAATCATCTGATGTGATTGCCCCGGCCGCGGTTGAGGTATGGCCAAGAGACGACCCCACGGCGATCCCTTCCGGCTCATTTACACCCGTGCCAGTTGTCAGCTTCTTATTGGCGGTGCGCCCGGCGCGCTCACCCAATAGACCTGAAAGCACCGTAACCATTGCTTGATTGCTATCCTGCATCAACGTGCGGCTCACCTTGATGAATTTGCTGTCAAACATGTGAGCGCCAATTGGCTTTTGACCAAAGATGAAAGCTTTACCCGCATCATAAACAACCTCAGAGCCCTCAGGTAAGGCGTCAAGCTCACCATCAAGATCATTGATTGTAGGATATTCCATCTGTGCGCCTGTTTCAGTCAATAGCTCAGTTACAATGTTGCCATCATACATTGGCCCATTATCCGCCATCGCAACAACCAAACCATCCTGTAAAAGTGTGGGCACGGTAAAGCCGCCCGCGGTATCAGGGGCGGTGAGTTGCAAGCGTTGCTCATTGGCAAAATCTTGGCGGCCAGCCATTAAGATGCCGCGCATCTCATCTTGAATACGGGATGGGTCAGCCCCGTGGCGCAAAAAATCAAAAAATGCATCAGCATATGTGGGCCCATCACCATCACCACCCGTGCGATCCTCACCGCCTTGAGTGCCTTGGGGCCGGTTGCGGGCGGCCTCCGCATCATGTGCGTTGCGGGCATCAGCCTCAATTTGAGCATCAGCGGCTTGCAATCGACGGTGCCGGGTGATCATCTCATCAAATTTGTCAAATTCTTCCATTGCGGCATCATGCTGAGTGTTAAGCTCAGCGGCACGCTCATCAGTGGTGTCATCTGTGATTTGATCCGTTAGTGCGCGGGCACTTGCCAAAGCCTTAGCCCGCTTCTCAATCATTTCCTGTAGGGTCATAAGTTACTCCAAATAGACCGTTAAAAAATAGGATTTGCCAGCGGGTGCCAGCTTTTCCGTTCTCAAGATCGGCTACGCCTCTCGCGTTCCGCTTGGTTCATTTTCATCCGGCGACGTGCCGCATTGAAATTTGTTTTTTTCTTTTGCGCTAAATGATGACGTAATGCAACATCGGTTTCATCATAGGCGGGCACCGCCACAACACTGATCTCATAAAGCTCAGCCTCAATAACGGTTCTGATGGGTATCTCACCACTCTCATCCCATTCCTCAATGATGGGTTTAAACCTCACACTCACCCCGGATATATCACCACGCTCAATCAAAACGCGGGTATCATTCCCATCAGTGGTATCAGGCAAATCATTCTCAAATGTGAGCGCATCACCCGTATCAGTAAAGCGCAAAGTGCCAGCTTTACGGCGACCAATCACCCGGCCATAATCATGACCAACTAGGGCACGCTGATCATATTCAGCAATAGCTTTGGTGAACGCGCCCGGCTTAAATCTCTCAATAAACCATCCACCAATGTTGGCATCAGTGTTGTAAGGCATGGCAATGCCACCAATTGTGCATCCGCCATTTTCCGCATCGCGGGTTTCAAAGCCCGTGCCAATCGCTTGGCCTAATCTGTTTTCAGGCTCTTGCGCCTTTGGCTTATCACTCATCGTTTGCATCCCCTTTGGGTGGCTCAACCGGCTCAGATTTAACGGCGCGCGGTGCATCAATTACAACCGTTGCCCCTTGAATGTGTAGTTTATCCGCTTCGGGTGTGTCAACCTCAGGCCTATCCTCAAGCGCCCGCACCTCATTAGGTGTGATTTGAGCGGTATTGATGGCCCGCGCATAAGCCTCAATGCGGCTTTTAAAATCACCGCGCATGAGGCCATCAAGATTGTGTTTTATGAACTGGCCGCGGGGCTTTGTTCCAAAGAGTTTCAAACCAACCTCTTGATCCGCCTTTACCGCAAAGTGCAAAATCAGGTGTTTCACCAAATTCAAATCTTGTTGTTCAATGTTGTTAAATGTGCCGTTTGATAAATCATGTAAGAATGCGGGGCCAAGCTGAAACGCTTGAGCAATCTCTATCACCTGAGCCTTGCGCGCCATTGTCATTTGGCCCTTGGATGGATCAAAAGCCACCGGGCTGAGTTTAAAACCCGTGGGGATTGGTAAAACATTCTGATCATTTTCATTGGCTTGCTTAATGCTCAACTCAACATCCTGAGCGGATCGTTTAACCGCCTCCGCACCTGAGGCCATTGGGCCCTCAAGAGTTAATGGCGGCACACCACCATTTTTAAAAAATGAGTTAGCATAGTTTTGCAAATTCAAATAAAGGCCAATCGCACCACGGCACTTTGATATTGGGTGCATTGGGGTGAGCCCATCATCCTCAAAAGCAAAAGTTAAATCAATCACATCAGCCGCGGGGTAAGTCACTGTGCGGTTGTGATCCCGATATTCATAAACCTTTTTAAATCCCTTTCGCTTTGGGGTGGTGCGCTTATGTTCAAGCGGCCACAATGCGATTGGGCGGCCACCCATATCCCGCTCAACCCACGCGCGGCCAGCACCGCGGGACCACATTGATTGCCAAACATATTGCCAAAAATCAAAAGCGGTGATTTCACCGTTTGGGCTAAGCGCCAACAAAGCGGGCACCGCACCTGATGTGATTTTTTTAGTTTTACCGCCCGTTTTCTTGAAGGCCTGTTTTGGCAATGCGGCCATTGTGCGGCTCAAAAACATCACCGCGCAAAACACCGGCGTGGCCGTCATGGCGCGCTCAGGTGTTACACCTTTGCCCGCATCCTCTTTAAACCATGTTTGAAATAGATTTGCCCAACCCTCAACATCATCAAGCGTAACGTGCTGTGATGATCTCACCGGCGCTTGAGCCGGGATGGTGGTGGGTGATGGTGCCGGTTGCCGGTTTCTTTTAAGAAAGTTGAATTTGGATCATCCCACGGTGAGGATGGTGGTGGTGCGACATTCACAAGGCTGGCCCTCATACCCGCGGCTTGAGCTAAGGCTTGGGCCCCGTCAAGCCTCTTATGCTCAACACCCTTTTTGAATTTTCTGTCACCTGATGGGCCGGTGATCACTGTGGCGTTGTGCATATTCCAATTCATCACGGGGTGATTATCATGGATTAACTCACCCAAGAGGCATGCATTTTCAAGCGCCTCAAGCGCGGGTGACATACTCACAAAACCTTGACCCCAAGGCATTAGGTTGAGGCCATAACCATCACCTTTTTGGGCTGAGATATCCACCCGATCCAACTCAAGGCGGATATATTCAATGCGGTAGCGATCATAAACCAATCCCAACACATTATAATTTTCAACATACCACGCAATCTTGGCCGCTACATATGCCGGATTTATGATTGGCCCTTCACACGGTTCCATAAAACCTTGCTCAAGCCAAAGATCATATGGCACCCGATCCCGGCGCGCATGATCCTCAAGAAAATCCTGAGGTTTCCAAAAGTGAGGTTGCACCCGCGCACCATCCTCAACGCTCAACGCCACAAGTGCGCAAAGGTCAGTGGTGCCAGCCAAATCCAAACCCAAAAGGATATCCTCACCGGGGATGAGATCAGCATCACCGGCGCAAGCTTTCCATTGCTTTGTGGTGAAAATTGTCTTTTGCAAACTGATGCGTTGATTGAGATAAAGGTTTCTGAATGTGTTTTCAAAGCCACTCACCCGGTAAGCCTTAGATGCCTGAGCCTCAAAATCCTCAACCGATCTGAAAAGACCAAGCGCCGGGTTTGCTTTTTTCCAGCAACTTGGGTTGAATATATCAACGGTTTCATCAGGCACCGCATATAGGTGGCAAACAATCGTGGGATCAGCACCGCTCAGGCCATCATCAATGAGTTGAGAAAGCGGGTGGTTTGGATCATTGGATTGGGTTGAAATTACAATGCCAAGCGGCTCATCTTGGGCACCTTGGGAAGTGTCAAAGGTATCATAAAGCTCACGGTTTTTAGATTGTGCTAGCTCGTCATAAATCCACACCGCGGGATTGAGGCCATGCTTGGTGCCACTCTCAGCACTCATGGCCCTGTAAAATGAGCCATTGGCGTGGCAAACAATCGTTTTGGTGCTGTCCACAATTTTCAGCATAGCCTCAAGCTCAGGATCAAGGCGGATAATCTGAGCGGCCATCTTATGCACTTGGCCCGCTTGCTCGCGATCATTGGCCACACTGTAAATCTCACCATTGCGGATGGCCTCAGGGCCAACCAAATGGCAAATCACAAGCGCGGCAATGAGTGCGGTTTTGCCATTCTTTCTGGCAATACTGAGGATGGCCCGACGCACCCGGCGGGCCCAAGTGGGTGCCCACTCCGCATAAACATCCCTGATGAACCTTTTTTGAAATTCCTCAAGTTTGAACGCCTGCCCGGCACCCTTGCCGCTTGGGATAGTGAGCAATTCAATAAAATCAATGACGCGCTCAGCCCGATCCATCCGCACCTCACCACGCTTAGGCCGTCGCGGTGCCTTACGTGCCCGGCGCTTTTTCTTGGCCGGGGTGGTGGATGTGTTAGTGGCTTCACTCACGGTGTTTAAAACCAAATAGGCCAAATGTAACCATGATGGAATCCACCAAGGCTTGATGCGGCCACATGATCCTCAGGATGGATGTGGCCATGCATCATGCGGCACCGCCAACTAATGATCCAAACTTTGAGGCGGGTTTTTGCGCGCCGTTGCCAGCACCGGCAATGGCTTGCCGGGCTTTTGGATCAAGGCCAAGGCGATCACCCCAGCTCATCATAATTGATGATTGATCCTTAATAAGCTTGAAATATGGGTGAGCCTTTTGTTGGCCAGTGCTACCAATCACCAAAGGTTCAAAATCCGGGCTTGTCATTTCATGCCTGAAAAACTTGTGCCACGCATAAGCGGTTGCATAGGCACTGAGCGCAAACCCATCAATTGCACCATAAATTCCGGGCGGCATCAGCTCTTTGATTTTCTCAATACACTCTTGTGCATCGTCGCTCAGATCGGGAGGGATGAATGGCTCACCCATCGCATCAATACCCGCGGGCGGCATAGCGCGTTTTGACGGGTTGCCCTCAAGCAACCGCATTGCAACCAATTTTGGCTTTGGCCCTCTGTTACCCATTGATTTCATTCCCTAAAAAAAAACTCAAAACTTGCGGCCGCTAACGAAGTGCGATGGGCGATGGTGTGCGGCCATCAGGCATATATTGGTGCCCCTCCCCCTCCTATCAAATGTGCATCAAGTGCGCAAATACTCACTCAACAGGGTAGCCATCCGGGCCAATCTCAGGCCTTTGGCCGCTCTCAATGCGTGCTTTATCGCTATCATGGCACCGTTTGCACAAGCTTTGATGATTGGATGGATCAATGAACAAGGCCCACCTGAGCGCCTTGGTGGCGGCCTTACGCCAAGGTTTGATGTGATCAACCACATCCGCCACAACTTCCTCACCACGCTCAAGATGCATGGCACATAACGGATACTGAGCCAGTTGCATTGGCCTCAGTTGTTTACGCCATATGGCTAATGAGTACCAGCCGCGCTCAGGGTCATGCTTGCGATACCGCACGGTATATTGAGACAATAGCACGGCGCTATCCAAATCAGGTTGAGTGAGGACTACATGCCGGGATTTCTCAGGGGCCTTGTCACACGGGATTGCATAAGTGCTGTCACCACTCAGGATGATCCGTAATGCCTCAGCCGCCTCATACTGGCCAGCCTCAGATTTGTGCGGTGTATAACCAGCGCCATCCGGCCGCCAATATAGTGCACGCTTGATCAATATGAACCTCATATCACTTACCTCTATTGTTACCCGGATGATCACGCGGCCAGCCATTCAGCATATCAGAGCGCACATCCACGCGGCGTGATCTTATCTCAGCTTTGAAGCCCGCATCTTGGAATGTCACATCAATGGTGCATCCATGCTCATCCCAATAATCTGTGAGCCGTGCTGATAACTTACGGGCACCGGCCGGGCTTATATAATCACGCACCGCGGGCCACCACTCTTGTGCCACCACATATAGCGCATGAGCGGCGTCTATGAGTGCCACCACATGCCGGGCATTGATCCTCACCC